CCTTCCGGCATTGTTTGATGGGGGAGATCCATTTGCAGAGTTTGTACCCCCTGCTGCTGAAGTGGATGAAGACGGAGCGCCATTCTAATGTTACGCCCTAATATCAGTAACGAGGACTACCATGCTGATACCGCGTTGGGTTCGAGTCGAGCAAGACAATTGCTCGGCTCTTGCCCAGCCAAGGTGAAGCATTCGATGCAGTTCCCCACGCCAAGCACACCAGCATTATTGAATGGTAGCATGGTACATACCGCTACACTTGAACCTGCACTTACAGACATTGAGTTTGGATGCAAGCCACTAGAGATTGATGGCAATTCTAGCAGAACAAAAGCGTACAAAGAAGCATTTGAATTAATGGAAGAAGCAGAACCCAACAAGCGTTGGTTACCACCTGCTGACTATAATATGTGCATGGATGTAGCTGGATCTGCACGCCAACATCCTTTGTTGATGGAGATGTTGTATCACCCGGCAAGTAAGGTTGAACATACAGGATTCTTTGAGATCGAAGGTACGCCATGCAAGGTTCGTCCTGACTTGTACAATAGCGAGAATGGAATGGTGCTTGATCTTAAAACTACATTAGATGCAAGCGAGAAGGGATTTGCAAAAAGCGTACGCCAATTTGGCTATACGTTCCAAGCAGCATTCTACATGACTGCATTAAGACAGATGGGTGAGCGACCCAAGCAATTCGTCTTCTTAGTGGTAGAGAAGACTGCACCATTTGCAACCGCTTGCTATGCATTGGAAAACGCAGACATTGAAAAGGAGATCCCACGAGTACTTGAAGCAATCAAGTTGTATGGTGAGTGCTTACGGACAGATGTATGGCCTGGATATAGTGATGACGTTAAAACGCTAAACCTTGGGACATTATATGCCAAAAATCGTTTATCGATTTCACAACTTGCCCAAAGGTTTGGCGTGAGTAGGAGCTATGCCCACAGGATAATTAAGAAGCATGAAGTGGTAGGTCAGAAGATAGGGAACAAACAACTCATTGACATGGTTGATTTTTCTACTGCTTTGCGTTGGGAAAATGAGGGGAAGAATAAATGAATAACCTTATCGAAAAAGTAATACAATGGCACAGGGATAGAAATCTGATTGATGGATCGGATGACAAGTCACAGGTGTTAAAACTACTACAAGAGTTGGGAGAGTTATCTGATTCAGTCTGCAAGGATGAAGACATCCAGGACGATATTGGTGACATGCTTGTGGTGATGATTAATATCTGCGAGCGAAATAATGTCACCTTGGATGACTGTTTAACCACTGCTTACCGGGATATTGAACACAGGACAGGCAGAATGGTAGATGGTGTATTCGTAAAGGAGTCTGCGTAATGGGTAGAAATCAAGGAGCAAAAAAATACCTCATTACCTCCAAGAAGGCACTCAAACTAATGGGATACAAATCGCAAACATCCTTGGATCAATTCCATGAGGATGAAGGTTTAACATGTTACATCATTGATGGCATGACATGCCGAGGTGGGCGTGGATTTGCATGGGACAAACGAGAAATTAACAAATGGTTAAAAACCGAAGGAAGGGATTCAACAGAATGGCTAATAGATTGAAAATAAGTGAGATGGATAAAGTGCTGGGCTATGCCGAAGAACACATGGCATCTGGTAATTTTAATGGCGCGGTTGTGGTACTCCATGCAGCAATGAAGCAGTTAGTGGCAACACTTGCTGGTGAGGATATGAATAATGTAAGTGATCCTGATATCACTATTATGACTACCCGTGACTGCATGGTTGATGTGGATAGGATAAAGCAAATCTGTGCAGACACGATTGGCGTGACAGTTGCGGAGATTGAAAGTAGGAAGCGGACACAGGATGTATCATTGGCACGCCAATGTGCGGTCTACTTTGCACGAAAGCAAGGGTACAAGGTGGAGGAATTGGGTAAGGTGTTTGATCGAAACCATAGTAATATTTCCCACACCTGCCGTGCAGTAAGGGACATGCTTGAATGTGACCGGGAGATGGCAGCCAAGATTAACCTGGTGGGAAAGAACATAGATGCCAACTAATGGAAAAGGGAGAAAAGATAACGCTTTGCGTGAAGAAACGAACCCCTTCCTTGAACACACTACTGGGTATGAATCGGTGGGCGCGAGTAAAAGAGAAGAGAGAGATGCAGAAGGAGGCGATGATCGCCATCGAGTACGCATTATCTCGAAACGAGTCAGAATCTGCGACCCGGACAACCTGGTTGGGGGAGTCAAGTACCTTGTCGATTCGCTCCGGGCTGCGGACATTATACCAGAAGATGACCCTCAAGCGATCACCCTCGAGGTCAGTCAAGAAAAAGTCAAAACCTACAAGGAAGAAGAGACGTGGGTCGAAGTAACTAAACAATAACTAACAAAAAATACTAATATGATAACTGAATTAACAAAAACCTATGATGAAATAACCAGCGAATTTAAAGATGCGATTACCAATGGCATTAATGGATTTGTAAAAGCCGGAGAGATATATGTAAAAGCAATAGATCAAGATCCTGAGTATGCAGATAAAATGCAACTTGAGTTTAGTGATATTGTACCTGCAAAAGCTTGGAAACAATTTGAAGCTATTGGCAGAAAATGGATACATCCCAAACTTATTCTTGGTGGTATGTCAGATGCGAAAAAGACACACATTGTAAAGCGTTTACCTTATAGTCTACAGAATCGAGTCTTTGATGGTGAGAAGTTTCCATTACTGATTGCTGGTGGTGATGTCCTAGATGTAAGCATACTTGATGCAAGTAGCCAGCAGACCATGCAGTTGTGTGGTGAAGGCAATATGCGTACACTAACAGAGCAGAAGGCATACATTGAAGATAGCAAGCTAAGAGAAGACTTAAAGCCACAGGAGCTACCTTACTATGTACAGAAGGGTAAGATTATCTTTCGTAAGAATACAGAAATAACGAGGGCAGAACTCAAGCAGTTACTTACTCAGGTATGAGGTCTAAAGCTAATAGAGAAAAAAGTAAATGGAAGCATTGGCACAGGACAGGCTTTTTTAAAAAAGATATTAAGTTCTATGGATTTGTTTATCGATTGCACAATAATTGCCTAAAGAAGCATGAAATCAAAGCGCTTGGATATAGGTTAAGAGATGAGAATACTTGGCTTAAATACTGTTACGATCCACTAGTTTACATTACTCAAGAGGATATAGATCGTCATTTTGAAAACACATTATGGGAGAAAGATGATTATCCATTCAATTGTATTGAAGTGTGGGTTGGTGACCCACGTTCATGTCCATACTCAGATCATGGAGCAGTACGTAATAGAGCATGGGTGATAAAGAAACCAGGTTACTACAGAGTGAGTGTTGAATTAGAAACAAAAGCAAAATCCAATACAAAGCGAACCAAGTATAAAATGAGACATTATAAAGGTATGCCATACTTTAATACACATAATGATCGATGCTATAACAACTGTGTATCAAGGGCGCATCATACAGTGCTAGATTACTGTCGTGAGATTAAGGAGCAGATATTTGCAGACAGAAAAGCAATAGAAGACCGCAAGAGAGATACTTATTATCGCCTAAAATATTGGCGTGATATTAAGAACGAACTTGCACTTGAAGAGAAGAAAGAACGATTGAAGCGTGTGCGTGGTATAGTGCCAACGAAAGCAACCACCGCATTCTTTCAAGCACTTGCAGTTGGATCTGCAATATCTAAGACATGAGTGAGTTCGACACGAGTCTTAACATTGGCAAGCAACGGGAAGACCAGCTTATTGCGTTCTTCCAATCTCTTGGACACAAGCCCATAGCAATACCGGGCAAGTTCACAGGCTTTGATTTCTTCTTGGCAAACACCAAGGAAGGATACGAGGTAAAGCAGGATTGGAAGGCGCACTACTCTGGCAACCTAGTGGTGGAAATTGAGATGTATGGGAAACCATCCGGGCTTATGGGAACAACCGCAGATTGGTGGATCTTTGACACAAAATCGGAGTTTATATTTATATCTCCAAGGAAGTTAAAAGACTTAATTGTGGAGAAGAATCCACCACTGCGGATCTTTACAGGTAAGGGTGATACCCAGCCAAAAAAGGCATACCTAATACCCGTAGAAACGATAAAGAAATACTCCTCTCGAACACTTTTGCGAGATCAAATACTACAAACAAATACAAACACGCACAATGCAAACACTTAATAAAACAATGAATAAAATAATATTTACTGCCATGTTTATCGCAGCAGTCATCACTTGGATATGGATGATTTTTGCCTGGTTAATAGCAATAATAGGAGGATAAAAATATGTCAGAAGAAGAAAAAGAAGAAGGTAAAAGTTACACCACATCGTTCCGATTAAACGAGTCTGCAAACGCACGATTAATGTTGTTTTGTGAACTCACCGGAATGAGGAAATCTGAGGTCGTAAAAGCAGCGATTTCACAGTTCATTGCACCGACCATCCAAAATGCAAATGTAATACCCCCGTATTACAATCCTCGCGTACACACGTGTGTAGATAATAATATTATATCTAAAGATATAATGAAAAATAATACAGAGGCTAAAATCAAGGATGCAAAAAAGGAGCAAACTCATGCATGGTTTCAAGCATTCTGGGAAGTATGTAAAAACCAGCAATTTGCAAGACGAGTTGTAAAGACTATCAGGCATAATTGGGATGCACTTGAAAATCTAGATCCGAAGATTGTTGCAGATAAATACAACGAGCATTTTCGTGAAAAAGGAAATTATGCAAAACATCCAAACTCATGGTTGAATGATGGAGGCTATGATAATGTCATAGATAATTCTGTTTCAACTCATGGATTGAATTTTGATGTTACCATGAAGCACCCCGATGATTAATTACGAGCTAGCAGAACAAGCAGTTCTCTCTTCCATGCTTCACGATGAGAGTGGAGTAGCAACTGCACAAGCTGGAGAAGCACTTACCAAGGATGACTTCTCTAGCTTGGATCGTGGAACGATATTTGAAACGTGCCTGCGACTCAGTCCATGCAACGAGATTGATTTAATCATTGAACATGCACACCTCAAAGATGAAATCCTTTTTCTGAGCGAGAAGTATGGTGGTGGAAGTATTGAAAGATACATTGAAAAATTAATAAACCATCGTAACACGAGATGCGTGGAGCGTGCATTATGGCAAGCCAATGATGATTTAAAAGATAGCAAGCCTGCAGAAGAGATAAGTCAGACATTTGTAAACACCATTGCCAAGTCACTCAGTCAAAGAAAAGGCGTGGTAAGTTGTGGTGCAGCAAGCAAGGAAGCATTTGCAGAATTTCTTCAAGTGGATGCTGGTGGTACACAAGCAATCAGTACAGGCTTGCCCAAGCTTGATGCAATTCTTGGAGGTGGATTCAAGAAAGGTAGCTTGTACGTCCTTGCTGCACGCCCAGGAGTAGGGAAGTCTGCTCTTGCAATACAAATGACATACGAGACTGCAAAGCGTGGCTTAAGGACATCGTATGCAAGCTTGGAGATGACTGCAAGTGAGTGTGCTGGTAGATTACTATCCAATGCAAGTGGTGTGCGTAAACCTACAAGCAAGGGGTTTCTCCAACCCGGACATAAGCAAAAGCTAGAGAAGCAAGTGCAGGCAATGCAATCATGGCCAATCACATTCAAAGATGATTCAACAAGCACCTTGCAAGGCTTGCAGGCGTTTCTCGCTAAACAAAGGCTTGAAGGAGAACTTGGTTTAATCGTAGTTGATTACTTGCAACTCTTGGGCGTGCCAGGCATGGATAGCAGAGTACAAGAAATTTCATTAATCAGCAGGACTTTAAAGCAAATTGCTCTTGAGATGGATTGTAGTGTGCTTGCATTGAGCCAGCTTAATCGTGCCTTGGAAAGTGCTAATAGAAATCCCATGCTCTCAGATTTGCGAGAGTCAGGAAGCATAGAACAGGATGCAGATTGTGTGCTTCTCATGCACCGAGAGAAAGAAGTAGATCCAACCAAAGATAATATCATTTGCAATGTTGCAAAGAATCGTAATGGAGAAGTGCGTGCAACTAAACTTACTTTTACCAAGCCAACCGGGCGTTTCTCTTCACAAGAACCTGAACCTAGTTTACATCAAAAGAATCCATTCTAGGATTTATGAGACTACATTGTCATACATATGATGCCGTATGAAGCTCAGGAAGGGCTACAGGAGTTGTTTTGATTGATTATGAGGGTAAATACTCATGTGATACAATAAAAACGCTTTCTCGTTAAGCTATAGGGTAGAGTTTAAGTTTCTCCTTGTCTCTTAGCCCACCATGCAAGCAATTTCGTGCCAAACTTGAGCGCTAGGAATAGCGTCATGCCCATTGCGAGCTTTGGGAGTAGTGAGTTGTCTTGTTTGCTCATGCGCTTGTTTCTCCTTCCTTTACAGTATAAAAGCGAATGTAATCTTCATGATTTGTTACCCAATATCCTTTGGAATCATTAGTACCACTATACAAGGTACATTTCCAAGTATTTTCCTCAGGTGGATCGCAGACAAAATTAAGATCGTGATTTCCTATCTGCTCCCAATGATCGTATGGATCACATGATTTATCGTAACCGTCTTGATTTACAAGTTTTATGTGATTCCTAGCCTTATCTTTAGCTTTGCTTAGTATTTCTTTTGTAATTCTCATGCGCTTTCTCCTTCCACTCTGTCCAAGATTGCACGCCTTTCGAGATCCGCATTTAGTTTGTTGTATTGGTTCAAAGCATCTGAATAGTTTTCGTATTCGTACCCATTAATGTATTCGTCTGTTTCTTCAAAGGTTTGACGGACATCTACTATCCAACTTGTTTCATCTAGTTTGCGTAGCATGATTTCAACTCCATCATCATCTAGTCCGCTGTAAATTTCTTCTTGTTTGCTCATAATTATTTAAGGTTGAATGTGAGTTGTATTTTCTCTTTTTCTGTGAAGGTTTGCCTACATGCTACTTGCTTACATGCCCTCGTTTCACGAGGCCGTGCCACACGCCCTGCACGCTCCCCATCCTCTCTTTGTTTCATGCCTTTCTCGCCTATCTCAATCAACTCTTGCAGAGCGATTGGAAAGAGTTGTTCTGCGTGTTTCATAACTCGCTTTCGTGAATAAAAAACTCACGTTTTATGCTTGTGGAATTGCAACAATTGCAAGTGATTTGATTCTCGCAAAAATCTGTAAAGCTTTCTCCTACAAATGAAAACAAATCTTGTTTTGCAAATTCTGTAGTCTCTACTGAGAAATCAATGTAATAATCGCAATCATTGCAGTTTATAGAAATAAATTCTTCTTTCATGATTCGTAATCTGTTGATTCAAGAACTTGAGTAATGCTTGCAATGTAAAGATCATCATAATCCAGAATCTTTTTGTATTCCTCTTTTGCATCTTTCATGTTTTCAAAAACTTCGTAATGATCTGATATGTCTGTAATCTCTGTACTTTTGTCTATTGTTGAATACACAACTAAGTATTTTCTCATGCTTAGTTTCCTCTCTTTGTAAGTATTGTTTGAATTGCTAACCAAGCGCCAAGAATGGCGTATGGTGCGAGTAGTATAATTGAAATGTCGTATTGCATTGTATGGTAAATTTAGTTGTTTGTAGTATGTATGGTTGCAGAAGGAAAAGTGAAGACATAACCATTCTTTACGCCTCCATAATTCATGGTTGAGATATCCCAATCTAATTTGCATTTTGCAACTAATGCCTTCACTGCTTCAAAGTGTAACTTTTCGTTACTCAATGCATAATCAAAGGAAATGGTGCATGAATGCCCGTTACTAGTGAATGCTTTGATGCGTGAGGGTCTGTAGTTTGTAGCTCCTAAGTATTTGGTCTGTATTGCGATCATATGTTAGTATTTTATTAGTTAATAATGTGCGAGTAACTCGCTTTGGATTCATACAGAAAAACACATACCTGCACATAACGCAAGAAATAAAATACTATTTGTAGTCTTTTGACGTTCAACTAATAAAATGCCTTGCAAGCGAGTATTCATGCCACATGTAGCATGCCGTCAACTGCCGTTCCACGGCAAAGGACGCAAAGCAAATAAACTTTCTTGCAAAATAATATCAAGCAATCTTGCAAACTGGTTGCATCAAATCATGCCGGGCTTGTGGCGTGGTGGCATGGAAAAGTGAGAGCATGGAATGCAAGCCAACATGGAATCCTTATTGCAAGTAAGTTGCGATAAAAAGCATTCCTCGGTGGGTACGCATTTTTAAAATACACATGATATGTACTTACACTAACTACACTATATACATAAATACATTAATCTCGTTCCACCATACCAAGCGATACAAGCTCTTGTTTGCGTGCGATCGTACAACTTTGCCACGTCGCAAGCTAGAATGTCAGTATCTATGCATGTGTGCTTGTCACTAGTAATAGCGAGCAGTGCAAATCATGCTCTAAATAGACGCGTGTTTGCGTATACGCTAGGCACGCACCCGGGGGGGCGGGGGTGTGCGTGCGCGCCTGCGTTCTTTCTATATTATCTTCACCCCCTGCATAACTTTTTTTGCAATAATGTCCCCAGAGTGGGGCGTTGCTTGCGTATGGTTATGATGTGGGGGCATACCTCCACGCTTCCATACAATGTATACCTGATACCCCCATACCCCCCATGCAAGAGCTTGTAGGGTGTTGTAGGGTGGTTGTAGTTTAGCTAGTAGGTATGGAGTGTGTTACTCGATTTACTAGGGAATACCTTATAAAGTTATTTATCGATTGGCTTATAGATTTTGTATCCAGCATGGATAATTACTTCTCTACATAGATCCTTAAATTCGTCATCTGTCATCATACCCTTTGCTTTGTTTGCTTCTGGGCAGAGTAGTTGTAGATTATCGATTGAATTGTCTCCACCACGAGCAGTTGGGAGAATATGGTCATACTCGTAGGTCTGTGGTTCATTAAATTCAAGTGGTCTTCCTGTAAGTGCGCAAGGGAAGTGGTCACCATACTTTTCATGTACATCTTTATAATTGA